GGCAGATCGGCGTCCGCATCGCCGAAGCCCAGCGGATGGGTAATCTCGAGCGTGGCCGCGACAATGGCGCCCGAAATCGTCTGGTTCACATCCCAGTCCTCGAGCGCCTCATAGGCGAGCGGGCCGGGGCCTTCGGGCATCCCGCCCTGCGACGCCCGATGGGGCGCGGATCGATGCGCCCGGGCGGCCCGCGCCTTTACGTTTCGAAGGCGTCGACGGGTCAACGAGTATTGACCTTTTGCAATCGGGTGCACGGGGTGTTGCGGTTCTTTGTAACCCCACCGCACGCCCCTGCTTTGTTCCAAGTAATTGTTTTGTTTGACAAAGCGGACGGTCTCGGGTACCACTTCAAGCAAGCTGGAAGACATGGGCGAGGCGCCGCGGGGAAACCCGGGGCGCTTTTTTCGTGGCTCTCTCGACGGGTTTCCGGGAGAGGCGGGTTCGTAAACATGACACTGATTTACCCCGAGGCCGGGGGTGGTTCTTCAGACGACAATCTGTCTGAGGCGCAGCAATCGTTTCGGCGCGCATCTGCCGCGCTGAACAAACTGGTCGAAGAGCTCGACGATGGCGAGCTCGGCCATGCGGGGGAGGCTGGAAAGCTTCTTCGCGACCTGAAGCAGGCGCTTCAGATCGCCAACATGGAAAGGGAACGGGTTGAAAGCGAACGAAAGAAAGACGCCGGAATCGTCAACGGTTTCGCCATCGACTTCGATGCTGCCCGATCTGAAATCGGGCGGCGTCTTGCTTGCCTCCGCGCCGCCGGAGGTGCGCGAGGCCTTCCTGAATGACCTCAGCGAGGGGGCGCTTCTGGCGCTCCCCTACCTGTTCGAGTTCTGGGCGCTCGATCACCAGTTGCCGCCCGCAGGCGTCTGGCGGACATGGGTGATCATGGGCGGCCGCGGTGCGGGCAAGACGCGCGCCGGTGCCGAATGGGTGCGATCGGAGGTCGAGGGGTCGCGACCGCGCGATCCGGGCCGGTCGCGCCGCGTGGCGCTGGTCGGCGAGACCATCGACCAGGTGCGCGAGGTGATGGGGTTCGGGGACAGCGGCATCCTTGCCTGCTCGCCGCCCGACCGGCGGCCGGTCTGGGAAGCGGGACGCAAGCGACTGGTCTGGCCCAACGGGGCGATCGCCCAGGTCTTTTCCGCGCATGAACCGGAAAGCCTGCGCGGGCCGCAATTCGACGCCGCATGGGTGGACGAACTGGCGAAGTGGAAAAAGGCGGAGGACGCGTGGGACATGCTGCAATTCGGCTTGCGGCTGGGCGAGACGCCGCGGCAGGTCGTCACCACCACGCCGCGCAATGTCAGCGTGCTCAAGCGCATACTCGACAATCGCTCGACGGTGGTGACGCACGCGCCGACCGAGGCGAACGCGGCCTATCTGGCCGACAGTTTCCTGGACGAGGTCAGGGCACGCTATGCGGGCACGCGGCTCGGGCGGCAGGAACTTGACGGGATCCTTCTGGAGGATGCCGAGGGTGCGATGTGGACGATGGCCATGGTCGAGGCCCTTCAGGTGGACAAGGCCCCCGAACTGGATCGCGTGGTCGTGGCCGTGGACCCGCCGGCGAGCGGACACGAGACGTCGGACAGCTGCGGGATCATCGTCGCCGGTGCCCGCACGGTCGGACCGCCGCAGGACTGGAGCGCCTATGTGCTGGAGGACGCGACGGTGCAGGGGGCCAGTCCGCATGGCTGGGCCGAGGCGGCGCTGGCGGCGATGGCACGGCACGGTGCCGACCGGCTGGTGGCGGAGGTCAACCAGGGCGGCAACATGGTCGAGAGCGTCGTGCGGCAGGTCGACCCGCTGGTCCCGTTCCGGGCGGTTCGCGCCAGCCGGGGCAAGGCGGCGCGGGCGGAACCGGTGGCCGCGCTTTATGAACAGGGGCGGGTCAAGCACCTGCGCGGGATGGGCACTCTGGAAGAGCAGATGTGCCAGATGACCGTGCGCGGCTACGAGGGACGGGGCAGCCCGGACCGCGTCGATGCGTTGGTCTGGGCGTTGCAGGAGCTGATCATTGATCCGGCGGCGAAGTTCCGCCGGCCACGCATCCGCGGGCTGTAACCGAGCCGGTGCGCGCGATGCCCGCCTTCGCGCGGTCTGCGCCCCGCCCCTGACGGCCCCCTTCCCGAGCGGGAAGGGGGCGGCGCCCGAGCGCCGGGCAAGGCCCGGGCGACAGATGCCAACCAAGCGACCCCGACGCGGGGGCGCACCCGCCCCGGCGGCTGGAAAGGATATGTGCCGATGAAACTGAACGTCTTCAAACGCAAGCCCGACACGCCGCCGGCGCCGCCCGAGCGCAAGGCCAGTGTCACCGGCCACATCATGGCGATGAGCGGGTCGGCCGGTGTCGCCTGGAGCCCGCGCGACACGGCCTCGCTGATCCGGGCGGGGTTTTCCGGCAACCCGGTGGGTTTCCGGGCGGTGAAGATGATCGCCGAAGCGGCAGCGGCGCTGCCGCTTGTTGTGCAGGATGCGCAGGAACGCTATGACACGCATCCGGTGGGCGATCTGGTGGCGCGCCCGAACCCGGCACAGGGGCGGGCCGAGCTTCTCGAGTCGCTCTATGCGCAGATCCTTTTGTCCGGCGACGGGTATGTGGAGGCGGTGGGCGGCGCGGCGGACGCGCTGCCCTATGAACTGCATGTCCTGCGGTCGGACCGGATGACGGTGGTTCCGGGGCGCGACGGCTGGCCGGTGGCCTATGATTACAAGGTCGGCGGCAAGGCGCACCGCTTCGACATGACCGGCGAGGCGCCGCCGATCTGCCATCTGAAGAGTTTCCATCCGACCGACGACCATTACGGATTGTCGCCGCTGCAGGCGGCGGCGAGCGCGATCGACGTGCACAATTCCGCTGCGCGCTGGTCCAAGTCGCTGCTGGACAACGCGGCGCGGCCGTCGGGGGCGATCGTCTATCGCACCCCGGACGGGCAGGGGACGATGTCGACCGATCAGTACGAGCGCTTGCTGGACGAGATGGCGACCAATTACCAGGGCGCGCGCAATGCCGGAAGGCCGATGCTTCTGGAAGGCGGTCTGGACTGGAAGCCCATGGGGTTCAGCCCGTCGGACATGGAGTTCCAGAAGACCAAGGAGTCGGCAGCGCGCGAGATCGCGCTGGCCTTCGGGGTGCCGCCGATGCTGCTGGGCATACCGGGCGATGCCACCTACGCGAACTACCAGGAGGCGAACCGGGCGTTCTATCGCCTGACGGTGCTGCCGCTGGCGACGCGGGTGACGGCGGGTCTTGGCGAATGGCTGAGCCGGTTCGCGCCGGCGCGGATCGCGCTTTGCCCCGATCTGGACCAGGTGCCCGCCCTGTCGGTCGAGCGCGAGGCGCAATGGCGTCGGGTGGCCGCGGCGGATTTCCTGACCGATGACGAGAAACGCGCATTGCTGGGGCTGCCGCCGCTGGCGGCGGGATCCCGCGCATGAGCGAGATGCGTCGACCGCCCGGGGGCTCGCGGTTTCTGTTCGAGCCTTTCGAATACGGCCCGCAGGAGGTTCGCGCGGCGCAGGAGAAGCTTCTGGAGATGCAGTTCGCCGGGATCGACGGGCGGCTGACCCGGATCGAGGCGGTGATGGAACGTCTGGAGCGGCGTCTCTGGCTGGCGGTCTATGGCGTCGTCGGCACCATTCTCGCGCAGGCCGCGAGCCAGTTGATCACGATCACGCCGAACGGAGGGATGTGAGGCATGTCACAGCAAGTGTCTGCGGGGCTCGAATACAAGTTCTGTCAGTTCGACCGGGAGATAACGGTGTCGGACGGCACCCGGATCGAGGGGTATGCATCGCTGTTCGGGGTGGCCGACCAAGGTGGTGACGTGGTTGCGCCGGGCGCCTATGCCGCGTCGCTGGCGCGGATCGGTGCGGGCGGGCGCAGTGTCAAGCTGCTCTGGCAGCACGACCCGACCCAACCCATCGGCATCTGGGACGAGGTAGCCGAGGATGCGCGCGGGTTGCGCGTGAAGGGGCGACTGCTGAGCGACGTGGCACGCGGCCGGGAGGCCGCACATCTGATCGAGGCGGGCGCGATCGACGGGTTGTCGATCGGCTATCGAACGGTGCGTGCCGCCAAGGACGACAAAGGCCGCCGGGTCCTGTCGGAGGTGGAGCTGTGGGAAGTGTCGCTGGTGACCTTCCCGATGCTGCCCGACGCGCGGATCGGCGGGAAATCGGAGACGCAGGATGACACTGTCGATGCGGTCTTCCACGACATGGCGGCGGCGGTTCAAGCGGCCCGGCGCCATCTGACCGGCGCGGACTGAGCCGGACCGCTTCACCTGAGAGGATCATGAAATGACGCAACCCGAGACGAAGGCTCGGGCCGGGGGCGGTGTGCCCTCTGCCCAACCCGCGCCGTCCAGCGCGGCGCAAGAGATGAAGTCCGCCCTGACGGGCCTCATGCACGACCTGACCGATTTCCGGGCAGGTATTTCCGCACAACTGAAAGCACAGGAAGAGAAGTTGACCATGCTGGATCGCAAGACCGCCCTTGCCGGACGCCCGGCCCTGAGCGCCGCCGCCGAGACCGAAGTTCCGCATCGCAAGGCCTTCGCCGCCTACCTGCGCAGCGGCGACGACGATGCCCTGCGCGGCATCGATCTTGAAGGCAAGGCGATGAACACCTCGATCAGCGCCGATGGCGGTTTTCTGGTCGATCCGCAGACTTCGGCGGCGATCCAGAGCGTGCTGCATGCCAACGCGTCGATCCGCGCGGTCGCCACGGTGGTCAATGTCGAGGCCAGTTCCTACGACGTGCTGGTCGATCACACCGATCTGGGGTTCACCTGGACCAACGAGACGGCGAGCCTGACCGAGACCGACACGCCGAGGATCGACCGGATCACCATCCCGGTGCACGAGCTGAGCGCGCTGCCGAAAGCCAGCCAGCGTCTGTTGGACGACAGCGCCTTCGATATCGAGGACTGGCTGGCCGGGCGGATCGCCGACAAGTTCGCACGGGCCGAGAGCGATGCCTTCATCAACGGCGACGGGGTGGACAAGCCGAGTGGCTTTTTGACCCATCCGCAGGTCGACAACGACGCGTGGAGCTGGGGCAATATCGGCTATGTCGCCACCGGTGCATCTGGCGATTTTTCCAGCAGCAACCCGTCGGACCCGATCATCGAGCTGGTCTATGCGCTGGATGCGCAATACCGCGCCCGGGCCACGTTCGTGATGAACTCCAAAACCGCGGGCGCCGTGCGCAAGATGAAGGATGCCGACGGACGGTTCCTCTGGTCGGACGGTCTGGCGGCGGCGGAACCGGCGCGGCTGATGGGCTACCCCGTGCTGCTGGCGGAAAAGATGCCGGATATCGGACCGGGCAGCGCGGCGATCGCGTTCGGCGACTTTTCCGCCGGGTATACCATCGCCGAGCGGCCCGACCTGCGGGTCCTGCGCGATCCGTTCTCGGCCAAGCCGCACGTGCTGTTCTATGCGACCAAGCGCGTCGGCGGCGATGTGAGCGACTTCGCCGCGATCAAGGTGCTTAAGTTCGCCGTCGGCTGATTCCGCGGGGTTGACGAACGGGCCGCCCCGCGCGGGGCGGTCCCAGGGGTGGTCGTCGGCCAACGCCAGGTGTTGTCCAGCTTTCCAACCGTCAGAGCAGCACGGGCGGGCGGCCGCCCCGCCTTTCCCGTCCTGCGCCTTAAGTGCGGAGCGCATTCATGAAGCTTCTCGATCTCACGGGCATCGCCACGTCCGATCTGCCCATCGCGGACCTCCGCGCCCATCTCAGGCTCGGGACCGGGTTCGGCGACGACACGGTGCAGGAGCCGGTACTGGAGCCTGCCTTGCGCGCTGCCGTCGCGGCGATCGAGGCGCGCACCGGCAAGGTGTTGTTCGAACGAAGTTTTCGGTGGTCGCTGTCGGCCTGGCGCAGCCCGGCCCGGCAGGCCCTGCCGGTGGCGCCCGTGGCGGCGGTGACGACACTGAATACGGTCACCCGGAGTGGCGACGTGACCGCTGTCGACCTCGATACGGTGGTGCTGGAGCAGGACGATCACCGCCCGGTGCTGCATGCGGTCCGTGGCAGCCTGCCGGCGATTCCGGTGCACGGGGTCGCGGAAGTGACGTTCCTGGCCGGCTACGCCCTGACCTGGGCGCAGATGCCGGCCGCACTGGCGCAGGCCGTGTTGCTGCTGGCGGCGCATTTCTATGAAAGCCGGCACGAAGACGGCCATCACGACGGCAACATGCCGTTCGCGGTGGCGGGCCTGATCTCTCGCTTCCGGACCGTGCGCATCCTGGGCGGAGCGGGGGCATGACCGGGCAGAGACTGGACCTGCCGTTCGTGCTGGAGGCGCCGGTCGAGTCGGCCGACGGCGCCGGAGGCGTGACGCGCGACTGGGCCGCTCTTGGCACGCTCTGGGGCGGGTTGCGGGCCGGCGCCGGGCGCGAGCGGCTGGAAGGTGGTACGGGGCTGGCCACGGCGACGCACACGATCACGGTGCGCGCCGCGCCGCCCGGCGCGCCGTCGCGCCCGGACGTTCGGTACCGCCTGCGGCGGGGACTGCGGGTGTTTCGCATCGTTTCGGTGCGCGAGAGCGGACCCATGGGCAAGTATCTCGATTGCCGCGTGATCGAGGAGGCGACCGTATGACCTACGTCCTCGCGGCGCCGTTGCAGGCGGCGGTTTACGAGCGCTTGCGCGCGTCGAGCGGCGTTGCCGCGCTGGTCGGGACGAATGTCTTCGATGCGCCGCCAGCGGGCGCGGTGCCGCCGCTATACGCGTCGATCGGGCCCGAGGATGCGCGGGACCGGTCGGACAAGACAGGTCGTGCCGCCGAACACCTGTTCACGATCAGCGTGGTCAGCGATGGCGGCGGATTCGTCGAAGCCAAGCGGCTTGCCGGAGAGATCGATGCCGCCCTGACCGGGGCGCCGCTCGCGATGGCACGCGGCACGGTGGTGACCCTGACCTTCGACCGCGCGCGGGCACGGCGGGACCGCAACGGCACGCGGCGTCAGATAGATTTGCGTTTCCGCGCCTTCGTGGACGACGCCTGAACGAGAACTGGAGAGTGACCATGACGGCACAGAACGGCAAGGATCTGTTGATCAAACTCGATATCGACGGGGCCGGGGACTTTCAGACGGTTGCGGGCCTGCGCGCCACGCGCCTGAGCTTCAACGCCGAGACGGTGGACATCACGAGCCTCGAAAGCGCGGGCGGCTGGCGCGAACTGCTGGCCGGCGCGGGGGTTCGGTCCGCCAGCCTGTCCGGCTCCGGGGTGTTTCGCGACGCCGCGACGGATGCGCGGGCCAAGGACGTGTTCTTCGATGGGGTGGTTCCTGCCTTCCAGATCGTGATCCCGGACTTCGGCGTCGTCGAAGGCCCGTTCCAGATCACGTCGCTCGAATATGCGGGCAGCCATGACGGCGAGGCGACCTACGAGATGTCGATGGCCTCGGCCGGGGCGCTGACCTTCACGCATATCTGATGGCCAACCCTTATGCAGGTGAGGTGGCGGTGGGCGTCGACGGTCAGCGCCGGACCCTGAAACTGACGCTCGGCGCGCTGGCAGAGCTGGAGGCGCAGCTGAGCAGCGGGTCACTGGTCGACCTGGTGGCGCGCTTCGAAGGCGGCGCCTTCACCACCCCCGACGTCTTGGCACTGATCCTCGCGGGGCTGCGCGGCGGCGGGTGGTCGGGAAGCATGGACGACCTTCTGG